CGTCAATACTAATGAGTCGCAAAGATATCTGCGTAGGATTGATAACGAGCGGTTCTGCCACCACAATCGTGACCACGTCGCTCCATTCGGACATCTGTCCGCTCTCGGATGTTACCCGAAGCCTCAAATAATGCTCGGTGCCGTCTTCCCATGCCTCCGGAGCTGTCATCTCGATACTGTGCTCCGTAGTCGCATGAGCGATCACTTCGGCCGTGTCAATGTCGCCGTCTTCGTAAGTAACTTCCTGCAATTCCGCATATGCCTGCATCGTGCCATCCGTAGACTCATAAGACCATGACGCTCCAAAGATTCCACCCGCCGGAACGACTGCCTTGGTGAGCATCAAAATCGGGATATTAGGCGCTCCGGAAAGCTTGATTGACACCGTATCGCAATATGGTCCGTATGTTGTGCCGCCTTCCGTCTCTTCTGCAAGCCTGACGCGGAAATACCACGTCTTCCCCACTTCAAGATTAGATATGCGCCATTTTGCTGTATTGATGCTTGTGACGGTGTAGGTGCTCGGTTCGTCTGTGGATTCCCACGCATTCGGATTATCAGACCAGCTGAGCTCCGCACGGTTCGCGGATGTCCATGCCCAGCCCCATGTCAGAACCACTTCGCCATCGGTCTCGGACTTCGTCACAATCACGTTCGACGGCTCGATCGGTACCGAACCACCCGCCCAGAGCGTTGCTGATTTCATGTTCGCATCCACAGAGTAAGTTTTTGCTGTCGATACTTCTCCGTGCGTTGAAATTGCTGATTGTTCTACCCTGTAGCCCTGATAAGCGAAAACGCCGAACTGCACCGGAACACCGTCAGACCAATTCGGGCACTGTACGGACGCTGATGTGCTGCCGTGGGCAATGTATCCGACAATGATGTCTTTGCTTCCTTTGCGCCGGAAGACAATCGCGAGCTCCGAATCAGGCACGTCGCTGTTATTGGTCGCTGTGACCGTGGCCATGTATGTCTGATCATTCGTCTGTACAGACAGACCTGACGGCATTGCAAGCGGACCTACCGCAACTACAACAGGATCTGACGCTCTGCTGTTGCCTTCATGGTCATGATGCGCATTCACACGTACCCACAGGCACTCGTCGTCGTCGAGAACATCCGTTACCTGGAAGAATGCTTCATCGTTGCCGGTTGTGTCTCGGAAAGTAAATGCCGTTGTCCAACTCGGACTTACTGGCGGCTGAAGCTGTGCCCTCGGAGTGCCGATTGCATAGTCGACATCAATCGAGTCGATCGGATGCGATGCGGTTGCGTTCGCCGTCCAGTTTACGCGGATATAATTTGTACTTTCCCTTGAGGCTTTGTTGATAACCGCTTTGTAAGGTCTTGCGTAGACGTGTTTCGCGTATTTCCATGCGCTACAGCCATGAATCGCACCGTTTCCGCCACAGCCTCTCGACCGGATCCTGACCCAGCGCGTATAGCTGGCCGCCGCCAGAAGCGTCGTGTCTTCTGTTCGCGTAATTGTTCCGGAGGTCGATGTAGATGTGCCCGCTGCCCATCCGAGCGTGGTTGTTTTCCAAGACAGCTTCGAACCGTCCGTCTCGTTGCTTTCCTTGACCAGTATCGTCTGCCATTCTACGCTGTGATATGGTTTCGTGTCCGTGCTGGAGCTCGGTGCTGACCACGGGAACGCAGTAACATTGTCGAGGTTGTTATCAAGAACCGCTGAAATTGTCGGAGCACTCGGAGCAGACAGATCCATCGTCTTTTCAGCCCATTCGCTCCAGTCGCAATCAGTCTTTTTCCCTCGGATCCTGAACTGGATGCCGTAGAAAAACACCGACGTATTCGGCCAGTAGCTTGACGCGCTCTGTGAAACGGTCGCTGTCGTTGCCTTGACGCCGATCGTGACGCTCGTCCACGCTGTCCATTTCCCGCCTGCAAAAATACGCCACTGGAGTTGCTGACCTGCGCCATAATTAGCGTCAGCGATCTTCCAGCTGATCGTAAACTTCATATTGTTTCTTGCGATGCTGAGACCGCTCGGCTTTTTCGTCGCTGCCATTATGCCATCCTCATCTCAAGTTTCATTTGTCTTGCAAATTTTGACGCCCATGCTTCCGGGTCTTCCGATCCGTTGACAGTGATATAATTGACCACCTTCGGACCGTTCCCCGCCGCTTCTCGGATGTCATTCAGAAGAGCATCCTTGCCGTATAGAATCTCGTCTCCTGCTTCGCCTGCTCCGAATAATGTGGCATTGCTGAAGACATACGGATTTTCCATCGCCTTTGCGTACCAGTTGACGCTGAAGTGCGGGAGAGAGCCCTTTCCGCCGATTCCGAACGGCGCTTCTCCTCCAGATATCGAAATATGCGGAAGCTTCAAGTTAGAGAAGATATTGCCGATGGAAAGCGGGAAGAATCCGCGGATCGTGCTAAGTATTCCGGAGATCGTATTTTTCGCATTTTGAATCGGCGTAGTGATCGCACTTTTTATGCCGTTCCAAATATTTGAAGCTGTGCTGCGGATCGAGTTCCAATAATTTGACAGCATGGAACGGATAGATGACCAAATTGTAGAAACGACGCCGCGCGCCGATTCCCAGGCTCCCTTCCAGTCGCCCTTCAAAAGCGCTGAGACAAATTGGATCACGCCCTTAATAACATCACGGGCAGTTTGCACGGCGATCTGGATATTTTTCCAGATTGCATTGAAGACCGTGCCTTCTGTCTGTGCCTGCGTAACGAGCCATGCAATGGCCTGCGAAATAACGCTGATTGCCTGGCTTACAACTTCGGCAGCACTGGAGATAATCGACGAAATCTCGCCCCAGACATCCGACCAGCTCACGTCTGTCTCGCCGAGTGAATCAGTAATGACGCTGAGGCCGTCCGTTATAGCCGTGAAGACCGTCTGAATGACGTCCCAGGCAGTGCTCACCGCATCGCCGATCCCGCTCATAACGGACTGGAAGGTCTCGCCGATCGCCTCGATGTCAAGACTGGATACAAACTCCGCCACAGCATCGAAGGCACCGCTAAACATGTCTGTAAGCGGCGACAGATCCGCATTTGCTACGAAATCGCCGACTTTATCCATGAACCCGGAAAGTACCGGCATAAGACCGCTTGCGAGGCTGTTTCGGATGCCTGTGAAGGATGCTTTCATGTCCTGAAGGCTGTCCTGGAATGCCGCTGCATCTTTGACCGATGCCTCATCCATGACACCGCCGAGCTCATGTACCCGGTCGATCATCCCCTGCGTGTCTTCTGCGGATGTGTTGAGCAGTGCGCCCATTTCCATCGCGCCTTTTCCGAGTAATTCCGTGGCCAGAGCAGTCCGCTCCGTGCCTTCTTCCATGCCCTGCAAGCCGGAAATGACGTTTGTGAAGAGCTCTTCCGTCGACATGCTCTTGACTTGGTCCATGCTCAAGCCAATAGCCTCGAAAGCTGCTACCTGGTCCTTAGACGCGTCCTGAGAAGCTGTGGCAAGCTTTTTAAAGGATGCCGTCATGCTCCCCATGCTCGTGCCGGAGTGCTGAAGGACTGCCTCCCATTCCTGATAGAATGTGGAGCTTACTCCGAGCTTCTGGCTCGCCTTGTCGATCTGGTCGCCATATTCTGCCGTTTTGGCAGCGGTGCCTACCAGTGCCCCGCCAACCGCCGCAACAGCGCCAGCAACCACAGCGGAGCCCTTAGCAATACCTTTGGCAAGTGAACTCGATAATATTCCGCCGGATTCTTCGCCGGCCTTATCGGCAGCTGGTACTGCGGCCCCTGATAATTGTTCAGTTAATGACTGCTGCGCTCCGGACAGGACCGGAGTCACTTCCAGTGTCGCTGATGCTACTACCGGCATTTTTCCTCTTTTCCTCGAACCATCTCCGGAGCTCGTCAGGCGGCAGCGGATCTCGTCCGAAATGCTTCACGTTTTCCGGCTCTTTTTTCACTGGCCTCGGATACGGCTTCGGCTTCTTTGCCGGTTTTCCGGATCCAAGTGCTACAAGGTTCGAATTGATGTTAGCCAGGATATCGAAGATGTCTGCGAGGATCGCGTTCGTCTTCGCTGTCGTTGCCCATGTTGAGAACTCTGGATGTAATTCACGCACGAATGCGGAATCGACCGGCTCATGGTTAATAAATGCCCTAACTGCCGGCCATCCCAATGAGCTGCCGATGTCAGACAGCTGATATCCTGTTCTGGTCAGTAAGTCGTACTCAATCGCCTCACGATGGTCTGTTATGATCTTCGCAAGGCTTATGATTCCCCCGGCGCCACGTCTCCCTGCTGCATTACAGCCTCGGAGGCGTTCTTCCACGCCGTAATGATGTCTCGGTAATTCAGAAGAGACAGGGAGTTCGCGACGTCATCGCGGATGTATTTTTTGAAAAAAGAAATGGCGCCGTCCATCTCGTTCATGGAATGCGCCTCTTCAAGTGTCATGCTCGTTGCGAGCGGAATGTTAAAGCTCTCATCGCCGATATTGAGCTTCAGGAAGTCTGCCTCCCTGTCTTTCAACGTAAACTCTCTCATGTTTCTCTCCCTTCTAAAACATTAGCCCCGGAGGATAACCCCCGGAGCCGAGTAAGATATTACGCTGTGGTTTCGTCGAAGATCAACTTGAAGCCATCATCTCCCATTGCCGTGATTGTCGGTGTCCAGTTAATTGCAGCACCGGGCGCGAAGCTGATGTCATCAACTGCAGATACCTGTCCATAACTGCAGCCTACCATCATCATGTCATTGCCGTCTTTCATGACCCACAGGAACGCTTCTTCCGGCGGAAGTTCGCCTTTAGAAAGTCCAACGGTCACGACCCTGTGCGCCGTGGACGAAGTCGTCGCGGTCACATTGCCAGAGCCAACGACAGTCTTCAGGGCTTCCATCGTGGTGTCCATGATCGGGGACTTGATGGTTTCACTATGATCCGTCAAAATGACACGCTTGATCACATTTGCCCAGTTTTTAAGATTTGTTACCGATTTACTCAGACTGAGCGTGATGCCCGCGTCTGTAACATCGCCGACTTCTTCCCATGCTGCAGGGATAGCTGCCGACGGACTTGTCGGAAGGGCTGTGCCGGCCGCAGCGTGATAAAACATCCCGGTCGCATGACCGAGTCCAAGTTTAACATCCATACTTTTGCTCCTTTATATTTTTGCAATAATGTAGGATACTTCTTCAGTTACGATTCGCCGGTACTGTTGTTCTGCTTCCATCTCGCGCTGATGCGCTACGATTTCAAGCCGTGCCGAGCACATAGCCAGATCCGGCCTCACTGGATCATGTCCCCATGACCCAATAGAATTTACAGTGACGTGCCGCATCGCAGTTGTCTGCTCTTTGGCGATTGCCTTGAGCAGTGCCGTGGCCTGATTAAGATAATCAAGCGCTTCGGCTTCGGTCTCCGCTCTGGAATCAATAACGACAGCGAAAGTGTCGATTGTCTGCGAGTCGGAGCCGCCCACCTGCGAAACGAGGATATTAGGAAGTAAATACTCAGCAGGCAGCGGTCTGCAATAAACATTCAAATACAGTTCGAGAGCCTGTCGGACCTCTTCCTCGATGTCTATGCTCTTATAGATCTTCATTACATCACCGCCTTGCTAAGGATTTTGTCCTCTGCTTCCTCTGCTGCGCTTTCTTCGTCATCTGCCACTACATGAGCCACCGGCCTGGTAACGCCATAAGACGAATCCATATACCGAGGCTCGTTTGTCATCTCGACATGGAATCCGCTGCCTTTTGTGACGTATGACGATGCACGGCCCGCGATATTTTCAGCCGCTGCCTGCACATCGCCGGTGAATCCATTAAGGCATTCTGCAAACCCCTGTGGATGGTATTGAACTTTAAGCACACTCATCCGCGCCACCTCTGCAGATTGAGCTGCACATGGCTGCACCGATTTGCGCCAACCCATATACGCGGGTCTCCTGTGATCGTGTAGACGTTGCCGTCGTACATGATCCGGTCGCCTGCATTAATGTCAGCACCTTCCGGCACATATGCCGTCAGGCCGTCCATGATGCCTTCTATGCGTCCGTCCTGTGTCAGTGTTGTCCCGGCTGGCTGGACAGAACATCCATAGATCTCCTGCTCATTCACATTGCTCCAGTCCGGGACAGTTGACCCTCTTTCGATCTTCGTTCCCGGCCGGATCCGAGTGATTGTTTGCTTTGCAAAAGACGGGAGCATGTTACTCACATCCTTTCCACAGCGGGAGTGATCCAATCTGCTGCCGCCGCAGTCCGAGCGCTTTTAAATCCGAGGGCCACAGCCCGATGCGCCCGGAAGCATTCGGCAATGAAAACGACTGGCTTACACCGCCTGCCGCTTCAGAGTAGGATGTCGCAGGCATCTGGGTGCCCGGTGTGTTAAGTTCACGCATGACAGCATCGACCGTCACGGACTTTGCCACAGCCGCAAGATCAGGATCCGCGACAACGAGTGCGTCAAAGTCTTTCCCGACCTTCTTTGCCTCGTAACGGATCGCGCTGCTTACCGCCGGGATCAAAAACGCTGCACGGTTCTGCTCTGCCGCCGTCAAAGGCCGCTT